CAGCTTGGCGCCGAACCAGCCCATGAAGGCCTCGGCGTCATGCATCAGCTCGTTGGGCAGCGCGGCGTAGGCGGTCAGCTTCTTGGCGTCCAGGGTGACCTGGGAGAACTTGCCGGAGCTGTCGGTCAGCGCGGCGCCTTCCGGCGTCCAGTAGAAGGTGACGCCGCCGTAGATGTTGCTCACGCGGCTGGTCTCGTCCACGGCCGGGATCGGGACCTTCAGGCTGTCCATCGGGATGACCGTCGCCCGCGGACGGACGATGGAGTCCTCAAGGGACAGAGTCAAGATTTCCGAGCGCAGGCGCTCCGGGATCAGGAAGCCACCGTCGGACGGCACGGTCGAGCCGTAGCTGTTGACGATCTTGGCGTGCGCGGCGCGCTTGGACTTCAGCGTGTCGGCGTTCTTCAGCGCCTCGGAGCGGTGCCAGCAGGCCTGGAAGAACTCGGCCGGGCTGTCGAACTCCTTGTCCAGCGGGGCACCCAGGGCAGCGCTGTTGTAGATGTGCCCCTTGTTGGCGCGCCCCTTCAGGCCACCCTGGCGCAGGGCGCCGAGCTGGCCGGGCTTGAAGCCGCCACGCGGAACGGTGCCGCCGGCGGCCTCGATGACGTCAGCCGCGGTCATCTCCAGCTCAGCGCGGAACTGCTGCACCAGGTCCTTGTCCTTGTTTAGGACCTTCGTGGCGTAGGAGTCGACGAGCTGCGCCATCTCCTTCGGGTTGCCCAGCAGGGACTTCATCCTGGAGCCGTCGTTGAGGAATTCCTCCAGCTCGGCCGGAGTCGACGGAATGGTTGGTGCGGTCACTGTGCCGCCCTCTCCTTCATTGCGAGCCGGAAGGCTTCCGGGTTCCATTCGGGCATGCGGTCCTCAACGCGCCGCGTCCTCGCGACTAGTCGAGGAGCGGGTGCGGAGTTGCGCCCGTCGTAGTTGTAGAAGCTGTAGTTCCAGCTGGCGGTAACCGTTTCCAGCTCGCTGGGGGAATCGGTGTCGCCAACGCGGTCGGCCAGTCCGGCCTTTACAGCCTCTTCGGCGCTGTACCAGGTTTCGGCACGCATGACGTCGCGCCAGTCGTCGACAGTGCCGCCGGTTCGTGCGGCGTAGATGCTGGCGATGTTGTTGCTAACCTTGTCGAGAAGGTCGGCCATCGTCTGCATTTCAGACGAGTTGCCCATGCACATGCCGGACGCGTCGTGGATCATCATCATGCTGTTCGGCATCATGGTGACTGTCTTGCCGGCCATGGAAATGAAGGACGCGGCGGAGACTGCCTGGCCATCGACAACCACGTGCACATCGGCGGGGTGCGCTCGGAGCATGTTGAGGATTGCGATGCCGTCGAAGACGTCGCCGCCGGGGCTGTTGACGTGAACCGTGAGGTTGGACGCGGTGACCGTGTTCAGCTGTCGCTGAAAGTCGGACGCGTTGACACCCCAGAATCCGATCTCGTCGTAGATGTCGAGGGTGGCCGTGCTTCCGGAGACGTTGGTGAATCGGAAAAAGTCACCTCGGTCGGAGGCCTTCTGCACTCGACCGGCACGCTCTCGGACACGTTCTGCATTGACCAGGTTGCCCAGCTGCCCAGCACGCGCCCATGCAGCCTCGTCGACGAGGGGAAATCGGACGATGTCATCGGCCTTCTTTCCCTTCTGCGCGTCGTCCATGTGGGCCTGGAGGTGGGCCTTTACGCCAGCGCGGTCCGCGTCGGGGATGTTCGCTCCGGATAGGCGGGCGAGCCCGTTGCGGCAGGCCGCCAGATTGGCTGGGCCACCGTCGGTCTTGTGGTGGGGGAACTTGTAGTTGCCCTTCCGGTCGTCCGCGTCGTCGTCGCCTTCCTTGTGCGTGGCGTCTGCGGCTTCCTGCGATTCCCAGGCGTGGCAGTAGTGCAGGACCTTGTCGTCGTTCGGCATTGCCGCGACGGCTGCCGGCCCGTCCCACGGCTCATCCGTGGTTGCCGTGTGGTGAATACCGATGGCCGGCATTTACTCACCGTCCTTTTTGAGCCAGATTCCAATGACGGTGCCGCGGCACCGGATGCCGCCAAGGCAGTCGACGTAGCCGCCAGTCGGGTATGCCGTTTCGGCGGCGGTGATGTCCTGGCCGGTTGTTCCGAGGTATTTGCCGTCGATTTCCCTGCACGGGCCGCAGGTGTTGGTGTCGTTGACCTCGGAGGCGTAGAGCCGCACGCCGTCGGTGGCGCGCAGGGTGGCGAGCCGGCCCAGGTGCATGGCGATGTGCAGGACGCCGCCGAGCTGCTGCTCTGGGGTGGCGTCGGACAGGCCTTGTAGGTGGGCTCGGACGTCGGCCTGGGTCGCGCTGGCCGGGCGGCCGGGGTTGTGGACTCGGCGGCCCTCAGCGCCGGCCGATAGAGCCAGGGCCGTGGCGAGCAGCGCTGCGGTGATAGCGGCCTGGTCGCCCAGGTCGTTGGCCGGCGGCGTCTCCGGCTGCACGTCGGTGGCGCCCTGCGCGTGGGCCTCGGCGACGACGTGGCCGGCTGCGGCAGCTGCTGCGGCCGTGAGGGCGTCGTGGATGAGGTTGGCTGCGTGGGCCGAGTCGAGGGTCAGGTGGGCGAAGCCGCGCAGGTCACCGGAGGCGATGACCGTGCCCACCTGCTTGACCAGGTCGGTGACCCAGGAGGCCTTGACGGCGACCCACTGGGCCAGAAGCGCAGCAAGCGCCGCCTCGTAGGCCCGTTTCATGGGCGTGAGGTCGACGCTTGCTGCGGGTGACTGCTGGTCGGTCTGTGACGGCCCCTGGGCCGTCACAGAGAGCCCCAGGACGTGAGCCTGGCGGCGAGGCGATCCACCATGTCGCCGTCAGTTGGCGGCGGCTGTGGCAGCGCTGGCGGCGTGGCGGGGCCGTTCCACTTGATCGTCGGGAACGACATGGCCTCCAAGGTGGAGATGGGGTCGGCGCCGGCGGTGATCAGGGCAACGGCGGCGGCGGCGTTCTTGGAGGTGGTCTCGGCGTCGGCCTGCCAGTCGGCCGGGATCGGGTTGTCGAAGTCGAACTCGTAGGCGCCGTTGGCGGCGGAGCTGAACATCGGCAGGAACGCGTAGTTGAGGGCGTCGCGGATGCGGGCCAGCTTCGGCACGAGCGTCCACTTGGCGTAGACGTACTCGTTGGCCTCGGCATTTGCCCTGTTGACGTCCTCGGTGACGCCCATGAGCGACTTGGAGGTGCGGTAGCCCTCGTAGACCACGTCGCGGTCGTCCTGGCGGAGCTCGACCAGCATCAGGTCCTTGAGCGACTGGTCGTTTTGGACCCACTTTCCGCGTTCCAGGATGGCGACGCGGTGGGCGTTGCGGACGCCGCGATGCTGCTCGGCCCAGCGCTGGTCGAGCTGGTAGAAGTCCTCGTCGGAGAGGTTCTCGTCGCCGTCGAGCTCGATGATGCCGCCGGGATTGGCGCTGTTCTTGAAGAAGTTGCGCCTGAACTCGGCGGTGAGCTTCGCGCTCTCCAGGTCGGTCATCAGCGGCTGTGCGGGTGCGACGCCGCCGAGTGGGTCGGACGGGTCGACCAGGCGCAGGGCGATGACCTCGTCGAGCTGGAGCGGGATCTTCTCGCCCATCTCGCCGATGTAGACGTAGCCGACCAGGTACTTCTCGGGGTCGGGGACCGGCACGATGCTGCTGCGGCGCACTGGCCAGATGGAGACGGGGATGTTCGCGGCGTTGCGCTCGACGACCCAGTAGACGACGCCGGTCAGCTCCAGGAGCAGCTGGAAGTACTCACGGAAGAACTGGCCGGTCATGAACGGGTTCGGCTGGTTCCACAGGCGGACGGCCTGGTGGCTGACGATTTCCTTGCGCGGATCGGGCCCTGAGATGCGGCCGCGACCGTCGCCGGTCTGGAACATCCGCCAGGTGATGCCGGAGACGGCCTGCGCGTTGAAGCCGGCGGCGCTATACAAGGCGGTGGAGTGCTTGTACATCTCGACCTGGCGGTCGTTGCTGCCGTTGCTGCCATTCCCGGACAGCACGTTGATGATTTCGGCGCGGCCGGTGAGCGGAACGGGCGGCTTCGGGGCTTCGCGGGTGGCGACGGCGCCGCGAATGAGGCTGCGCAGGGGCGACTTCATTCGGTCTCACCGTCCTCGGGATCGTCGGTGAGGGCCTCGATGATGAGGCAGGACGCGCCGATTCCGAACCAGCCGGCGATGGGGTTGAGCTGGAACAGGCCGTAGTCGATAGCGCCGAACCCGGCGACGACGAGCGTGCTGGTTCGGACGCTTCGCAGGAACCTGTTCACGCTGGTCACGGCGGGTGTTGCAAGCCGCAGGGTCCTTTTCGTGGCCTTCTGCAGCATCAGCGACCTCCCATTCCCAGGACGCGGATGTTCGGCCGGGCTCCCATATCGCGTTGAGCGACGACGTAGCGCATGCCGTCCATTCCGTGGTCGGCTTCCTTGAGCGGCGCTTCCTTGGTCGGCAGCCATACGTACCCAGGCAGTTCTTCGATGGTGGACGTTGGCTTTTTGGCGTCGGCCAGTTCCGGGTCTTGCCGGTAGAGGGCGTCGCGGATGAAGTAGATGCGCGGCTTGCCGTCGGAGCGGATCTTGAATCGGGATTGGACGGCGTCGATGCCGGCTTTGACCTTCTTGTTGGCGGCGGTGGTGCCGCGACCGAAGTGTCGGTAGAAGGTGGCGCGGTCTTCGGCGTCGTGGTCGGCGAGGATGGTGCGCGGCGGGGGCTCCAGCCAGTTGCCGTGCTGGTCGTAGACCTGGGCCTTGAGATCGGCGACGTGCTCTTCGACCAGGCGGCGGGTCATGTACTGCTCGGCGTAGAGGTAGAGCCGGCCGTCGTCGTCCTCGGCCCACCGCTGGATAACCATCGGGTTGGTAAAGCCGAAGTCAATGGCCCACCAACGGTCCCAGGTCCAGGGCAGGCCACGGGCGCATAGGCGCGTGCTGTCGCTGAAGGTGGGGGTGTCGATGAGGTGGACGGCCGGCTGGTAGTCCTCGTAGATCAGGCCCTCGGCGGCGGCCCATTGGCCCTTGCGGAGGCGGAGGTAGCGGACGCCGGTGAGGGCGTCGAGCTTGCCGAGGTAGGCCTCGCCGACGGCGGTGATGGTGCCGTCCTGGTTGAACAGGACGGGGTTTTCCTCGTGCTTGGACTGGAGCATCAGCGTGGCGCCGCGATCGGCGCGTTGGCGAAGCCAGTGAGTGGGCGTCGAGGGGTTGCAGTCGGCGAGGATCTGCTGGAAGGAGACGCGGCCGTTGCGCAGGCGGGTGGTGAGGGCTTCCCAGTCGTCCTCGGTGAGCTCGGTGGCTTCCTGGACGTAGATCAGGTCGTACTCCGACGACATGATCCGGATGGCCTTGTCCATGCCGCCGACGACGACGACGGAGCCGTTGGAGTAGCGGTACTGGGCACTCTCCTGGGGGCTGCCGCCGTACCACCGGACATCCCCGCAAATCAGGGACTCGGCGGCGACATGCTCACGGAACGTGACAAGCGCAGTTGAGCCGAGGCTTGTCAAGGTCTTGCGGACGATCAGGGCGCGCATGCCTGGGTTGAGCAGGCACATCAGGTGCAGCTTTTCCAGGCATGCGCGGGACTTGCCTGTGCCGGCGGGCCCGGCGAGTAGTAGCTCTGGGTGACGACTGAGGAAGAGTTCCTTCGCCGTACCGCGGGGCTTGTACTGGTGGGTAAGAGCGCGGGTGGGCATGACACCCCCCGCGCGGAACTGCTAGTGCCAGTACCTGACGATCAGGTAGACCTCGCCGAGGATGAGCAGGACGACTGCGATGGCGACTAGGTCGTCGCGGCGCTTGCGGATCACCGACAACCGGCCGACGTGAGGGTCATGTGAGGGCATCCTTACCTGTGCTGTCACCGAGATCGATCTGATAGGTCGTGACAGTCTGGCTGACCTCGGCCTTTACGGCTGCGTTGAGCCCCAGCAGCAACCTGCGGTCGGCTTCGATGCGCCTGATCTGCTCCAGCGTCCGCAGCACGATGTCGTCGTCGTCGAACGTGGAGCCGTCCTCGTCGCGCACCACGCGGCCGTTGGACACGATGATGTGCTTGCTGTCGAGGATCGAGTAGCAGCGCCTCAGCTGGTCGTCCAGGCGTTCCAGCTGCTCAGCGCGGTACAGATCGATCTCCATCGCCGGGATCGCCGCCAGCGCCTTGACGTAGATCTTGTGCACCGTCTGCTTCGTCACGCCGAAGACGGAGCCGATCTCCTCGAACGTCTTGCCCTCGCGCTTGAGCCGCAGGATCGCGGCACGGCGCTCCTGCACGGCTTGCTGCTTGTCGGCGGTCGCCTTGCGCTCCTCGGAGGTCTGAGCCACTGGTCAGCACCCCCTTGCGTCACCCTGGACATGCAGAAGCCCCGGGCGCGCGGTCCGGGGCTTCGCAGGTAGATCGTTGATTCGGCAACCGTGTTAGCCGTGGCAGTAGCGCTGGTAGATGTTCATCGCGCCGCGGGTATAGATGAAGTGGTCCAGGGCGTCGAGGAAGTCGATGAGGAACTGGTTGGTCGGGTCTCCGACCAGGTACTTCTCGGCCCGGTCGCGGGCGTCGAAGATGCACTTCGTGCGGCTGCCGATGAGGCGGTTGGCGAAGTACGCGCCCTTGTTCGGCATGTAGTAGGGCCTGCGCGGCTTCAGCACGCTGTCGATGTCGAGCTGGCCGGGGACGGGGCAGTGGAGATCATCGAGCATGCGCGGGGCTGCCTTGCGCATGCCGGGGAAGCCGTTAGGGGCAGCGGCGTTGGCGCGGGCCATCAGGCCACCGCCGGCTGCGACTCGGTCTCCAGGATGTTCTGGATGACCAGCGGTGCGTCCTCGGCCCACTCGTCGAGCTTGCGGATGACCAGCTTGACTTCGTCGACCGTCAGTTCGCCGGTGGTGGTGACGGGGTGGTCGACGATGGAGGCCACGACGGTGAGTCGGTCGTCGCGCTGGGTCAGGCCGTGTTCGCCGAGGGCGATGTGGAGGTACTGGAGCTGCTTCTTGCTCGGCCGTTCCGGGCTCTCAGTGACCGGCTCGTCGACGATCTCCCCCTCCAGAACCTCCTCAGTGCTGGGGGCGCCCTCGGTGGCCTCAGCGGGCGTCTCGGCCGGCTTGGCCGCAACACCGAGGGCCTTGATGCGGTCAAGGACGTCCTGCGGGGCGGCGAGCTTCTCGGCGCGGGTCCACAGGGCTCGGAGCAGGTCGTAGTTGCCGCTGGCGTTGGTGATCGCCGCTTCCCAGTCGACGGCCTCGGGCGAGGACGGCACCTGGGCCGGGATGTCGACGCGCTCGGACGGCACCGTCACCAGCTCGCCGTCCTCGGTGACCTCCGCGCCGAGCTCCTCCGGCGTGTAGTGCAGGCCGAACAGAACGTCCTCGGCGGCGTCGCGGGCGACCTCGGTGATGGCGCGGGCCTTGAGCATGGCCTCCGGGTACTGCCGCCAGACCTTCTTGCTGGTCAGCTCTGCCTTGCGGGCACGCTCCATCGTCCACTCGGAGCGGTACTCGAAGTCGGGGTCGTCGCTGCGGTGGATGGTGGCGACGGCGGTCATGGTGGCGCGGTCGATGGTGACGCGCAGGCGGTGGCCGGCAACCCGAACCAGGCCGCCGATGAGCCCGGCGCTGGCGCACGGCTTGCCCTCGATGACGTGGATGCCGGTGATGGCGGCCATGGTGGACAGGCCGAGCATGTCGCCGTACTCGACGGCGTAGAGCACGTTGGCGGGCTGCTTGCGGTACTGCGCCGGCAGGAGGCCGGAGTCGGCCAGGGCCTGGGCGTACCGGAGCTTGTCGGACATGGTGGCGACGGCGGTGGTGCTGCGGCGCGGAGCGACTTCGAGGCTGGTCATGTGAGGGTTCGCTTTCTCGTGCTGGCCGCCTGGCGGGTGGAAGTCCGGGGTCCAGGTGGCCTTGGTGCCTGATACTCGTACTGTACATGAGTCTCAGGTAGAAGGCAAGTCCTAGCTCGGGATGGCCTTCGCCGAGACCAAACCGGCCAGGACCTGGTCAAAAGGGCCTTCGACGCGCTCCCGGCGTGCCGAGTCCAGCTCGATCACCTGAGCTGCGCGGTGGGCGTACGGGTGGCACCGCGGGCACTTCGACCCGTCGGCCAGCAGGCGCGTACCGATCGCCTCGCCGTTGCGCCCCTCGCAGGTGCCGCACACGGGCGGCACGGAGGACGCCGGCTTCGAGATGCCCGACGCGGGCTTCATCGGGACGATCTCGCCGGTGCACACGCGAGATCGTCCCGATGAAGCCCG